TCGCAACAGCAGAATCCTGGTCGAAAGTTCCATCAGTAGACAGACCTTTCAAAAAGGAGTTTACCGTCTTGTGAAGTGGTGTCATGGCCATTTGTGTCCAGTAATCAAGAGCAGCAACAATCCTTGCCTTCCCTCCCCACTCTTCAATCACATTTAATTTCCCAATCCGAGGAGCCCGATCTGGAGCGATATCACCATTAGGTAGTCTAGCCACCCCATGCATATCACTGATAATGAAGGACATACCAGACTCTTCCAACCAGACTCTGAATTGTTTAAACAACTTAGGCCACTTAGCCCAAGCTTTGACATCAGAATGAGCAGTCCAAGTGGCTTGACCATTAGGACCTGAAGAAGACAATACCTCATAATGGAAACGTGAGACCTCGTGACGATATCTCTCCTTAAACAGTTCACCGCTAATTCCAATCGACTCTAAAGCTGCCTTAATCTCCGAAACTGAAAGAAGACCTTTCCCTTCAACACCCCCGTCTTCAGGAATATTCAACTTTTGCGTTATCGTAGAATAATTTGGTTTAGCAGGAAGGACAATGACACGATCTAATGAGAGGAGAGCGAATATAGCTTGGTGAAGGTAGGCAACCTCACCGAACTTCTTCCCTTCAGAAACTTTGTTAATACGAGGCATCACGCCCTGTAGGAACAATGGACACTCTTCTTCATAGATCCACTCAGTAGTCATCTTGAAACCAGAATTACCAGGATTAGTGCCCCGTATATAGGCTACATACCAAGCACGCGTCCTCTTAAGGAGGTCTATACATCGAGCAGCATCGCGCATGAAAGCTATCTGGATCTTATTGTATATAATACCTACAATTCCAATTAATTCGGGACCGTAAGGTACACCTAAGACATTAATCCATAACAGCAAGAAAGCAAAAGCATTCTCTAGGTTCATCCTAGAGATCTTACGAGGTTCCTGCCCATTACTAAGACCAACTGGTAAGTTAAGTGGTGCCATATTCTACTAGATATTGTTTTAAACTGAAACTTCTTATTACGAACGCTTTACCTATGTAAGGAAACACATTAGTTACTACACTTATACTTTCCATGTAGCCTAGAGAGCGTGATATCATCCGGGTTACCCAGCTACCCAAGCCCATAGGCAGACTTATCTTACTGGCCCACTTCCGGTTGCTACCTCCCTAGTAGCCTGTTCATCTTTGGTACTACCTTCAAAGAGAAGGACGGTTGCCTTATCTTGTAATCGATTTACTTTTAGAAATAGTATCTAAGGGAGAGCCGCTTCCCCTTGTACGCCGAGCGCACTTTGCCTACATTTCACCATGTAGAACAGTCTTTCTAAGGACAGTAATTAAACTTTAGATCTCATCCGTGACATCGTCAACAGAATCGTCTACCCTCGGCAGCCAGACAGGTGACAAACAATTCCAAATCAAATTAATACTCTAACCATCCATGATAATCCGCAAAAGGACTCAGGCTGAACGACCTGAGCTATGGCATAGTCGAATACTAATAGAAAGAAATTGGGGCCCGGGACTGCGTACATCAGTCACCATCAGTATTTACTTTGCGCCGAACCGGGCAGAGGCAACACATGAGCGAACGGTAAAAGATCGGTAAAAGTGAATAAGGATGACAAAAGTGAGTTAAAACCCTACACACGGATAAGGAATAACCCTTTAGGAGAAGTATAATCACATCTGACCACAGTAAATATACTCTTTTAAATAAATCTGGTCAAGTCATCCTCACTAGGAAAGGACTGAGGAAAGAAGGAAAACTGTAAGTAGGGACTTTCCCTTTCTAAGGTCTCTGTAAATTCGGATCACCAGCCCGTTTAAACAGGATAACCTTTGGAGATATCACCTCGTAACTAGCCATATCGTCTTACCGTATTAAGGCTACCCAACTAGTACTAAGATCAATCAGAAGTTGCCTGGTGGTGAACCAAAAAGGC